CGGTGTTGTCCGATAGCGCAAGTTGCGGCACGGTCGAGCTGCCCACGGTGAAGGACGCAAACGCGGCTGTTGTCGTGGCGAGAGAGAGATGTGTGCCGTCAAAGGCGCTGCTTGTGATAGCGCCAAATGTCGTTCCATTCGCGCGGTATTGCAGCTCGGTGCCTGAGCCTGCGGGGTTGGTTGAGCCGCCACCTGCTCCAATACATGCGCCAGCAATTGAGAAACAGCCAGCGGAGAGATTGATGCCATTCGCGAAGGTAGAACTAGCAGTCGTGTTGGTGATGTTGAGTGGTTTAGCGAGTTGCAGACCGCCCGCGATCGTCGAAGTCCCAGTGCCATTGACTTCGATGTATCCGGTCGTTGTGGCGTTGCCGTTTAAGTCCAATTTGTAGAGGGTAGCTGAGCCGGAGTTTTGAACGGTGAACGGCACACCCGTACCATTTTTGATAAAGATGCCTTGCGCGTCGGTTGGTGATACGTCGATTGAAAGCGCCGATGAGTTTGAAAAGCCAGTGCCATTGCCGGTGTGCTCAATCTTGAGAATACCTTTGCCGGTCGGTTCGCCTTTAATATTCAACGCCGTTACGTTCGCGCCGCTACTTGATGCAATCATCATATCTTGTACATCAGCAGAGTTTGTCTGATTGAGAACGAACATACGGCCAGTGTTAGTCGAGCCCTTGGAAGCGGTCAATACGAAACATGCACCGTCGAAAGTACTGCAATTTCCATTGAACATGCCGCCTGTCGTGACCGAAGCAGGATAACCACGCGCTGCGGTCATTTTGAACATGTTGTCGCCTGCGGTCGAGCCAAGCTGAAGAGCATTTGAAAAGGTGGTCGTGCCCGTAGTCGAGAAAGTGTTGTTGTCTATGAGCAATGTGGATGACGCAGCCGTAATTGTTTTCGAGTCTCCTAGGTTAAGGGTCGTTCCGTTCACTGTGATTGATGAATTGGCGAGCTGTGCGTTGCCTATCGTGGACGATGCAATGACAAGACCGTTTTGATCGAGGGCGAGAAGTTTCTGTGAGGTAAGGTTTGGATGCCACTCGCTTCCACTCACGGTGAGACCTGTGGTCGAGGCATTGGTGAAATAGGTCGATGACGCGATTACCATCGTATTTTTCAACCACAAAGGGGTCGTGGTGCTTTGATTGGCTGCACTGATCGTGGGGAAGTCGTACATGCTGGGAGTGAACGGCCATGCGCCAGAGCCGCCACCCCCAGAAGCACTCAGAGTTGTGCCTGTAAGAGTGAGATTGCTGCCAATTGTGAGAGTGTTTATCGGGCTTATTCCGTTACCAACGAGAATTCCAGTCAGAGAGGAAGAAGCGGTTCCTCCTTGCTGCACCCCGAGGATAGATGCGGAGGCAGTGAGTGGAAGTAAAAAGGCGAGTAGTCCGATAAGTATTTTTTTCATATCATGCATAAATATTTATGATTTTGTCTCCTGTCTGGGGAGTAAGTGTTCCCGTGAAAGTAATATTATTTGATGAAACAGTATAATCATCCGTTAGTGTTTGTAGTAATCCATTCCAAAATATTAATGTTGGCGTATGTGTAAAAGCAAATGTTTGTTGGCTTCCATTTGGTGTAGTGGTAGATTTTTCTTGAGTTCCAGCAAAACCACTACTAGTAGTTGTCACATTGACGGTCGTACCATTATTTCCCACAGGTACAGCAACAGTAGGGCCAATGAAGTTTATCGTCTCTGCTGCTGATGAAATTAATGTACCATTACTTGATACACGTGTTTGTCTATTTCCTCCAAGTGAAATATAATTCTGTAATCGTTTTTCCGTACTTGCTGCTTTGTTCTCAACATCATCCAACCCTTCAATGCGTGAACGTTTTATTTTCTCTCCACGTGATTTATTTATCTTTTCGATGATTTCTTTTGGTGTATCGGGAGAACCATTTTTACCATCTTCACCCTTTAATACTTTTGGAGTTTGACTAGGAAGTATATTTAAAACACGTTCAGTTATTTCAGCAATATCTAATTCTGGCGACGTTCCATCCTTCCCATCTTTTCCATTAATTCCATCCAATCCACGAACTGATTTTTTAAAATCTTCATCATCTTTGAGAATTTCAGAAACTGGAATAATAACCATTTCGGCGACTTCTTCAGATTCAGCATCTTTTCCCTTATCACCTTTCTCACCGCGCTCTCCTTTCTTTCCACGTAAGAATTTATACTCAACCTCAATTTCCTTTTCTTCTTCAGTTTGTGGAGGATTTTTAAAAAATGATTCAAGTGGGGGACGTTCCATATTTAAATAATAGGAAATTTTGGTATATCAATGCAATCATTTACCTTGAGAAGCAAGATATTTACTTGCAATATCGGGATTATTTTGTAGAAACTGCTGAATTTCGGTATCCGAATAAATCTTATTAGCCGCTTGATATGCGGGTGTTTGTGTGATAGGGTTTGGAGATGAGGAATTCGCTTGTTGGGGCTGGGATTGCCCTGCTACTCCTGTATCTTCTGTTTGCGGGACAGTTTGTTGCGTTTGCGGTGCTTCTTGCTGTTGATTTAATTGTGCTCCGTTTAACACGTTCTTAGAGACTTCTCCTAGGGTAAGGAATTTAGCAAGGTGAGCCATTGTAACGGCGATTAATTCCTTGCTTCCACCAAGTGCGCGTAAGAGGGGAATGGCAACATCGGGTGATGAAATTATCATATAAGCAGCTGCCGCTCCGATCGTTGCCATGTTTCCCGTAGCAATTCCTGTTAAAACGCCGCCAGCCTTTAAGAAGGCAGAGGGGTATGTACCAACTTTCGTACCTCCAATCTTTTGAATATCCTCCATAGCTTTGAGTACGCTAAGCTTTTGAGTAATTCCTGGAGAAATTTCCTCGAGTTTCGCAAGTTGCAAATCTTTTCCTTTTCCAACAGCGTTTGCAATTTTATTAATTGCAGAATCGAGTAGGTTGCCATTTTTATCAATCAGACCTTTGCGAAGATTGTTTAGTTCGTCAATCTGAGAAGAGAATGTAGCATCTTTTTCGGCAAGTCCTGCAATCTGCGGTCTGTAGGTATCGTTAAATGCTCCACGGATACCCGCAGCGACACTTTCGACTGGCTTACTGACGCTGAATTCACGTTCAAACTTTGCCGCCGTGGCTAAATCCTGTCTAAAGTTTAGAAACTCGTTTTGGGTAAGTTGGCCATCCTGAAATTCGGGCTTCCATGTATCGTAAAGCTGCTGAAGAGCGCGAATATCTGACGCAGAACGTACCTTTGACGCCCCAGTGGCCGATATTTGGCCATCCGTTACATCCACACCAGCTTGCGAGCGTAATTGTTCATCAAGAAATGTTGGAGACACCCTTACAACGTTTGCTGCATTTTCACGAACTGCTCCATATCCTGCACCTGTCTCATCGAGAGTGGCAATTTTCTGTTGCAGTGCTGTTTCAACATCTTGAGCCACACTCATTCGACTAGAATTTGCTATCTGCTCAGGTGTAAATGCACTTGGATTTGCGATAACCTGGTCAATGGTTTGTGGTTCAAGGCCAGTGAGTTGACTTCCTAGCTCCGATGAAATCAAACCCGTTGCATTCGCAAGCTTGCCAGCTCCTTTGATTACTGGTGTTAGGGGATTTACCCCCATCGCTGCCCCTCCGAGTGTGTCTGATACGGCTGATGCTCCGCGCGTAAACGCGTTACCGATAGCTTGGTCGCCAGCCATTGTGCGTATACCTGTATTCAATGCGGCACTCGCTGAGTCTGCTGCGCTTGCTGTACTCGCTAGTTCTCCTGCTTTTCCTACGAGCTTTGCAGCAGCACCTCCAACACCAAGGACAGCGGAAGCGTCTGCAAGCACGCCAATTGGATCTGTGTAGGCACTCTTAGAGAATGCATCTACGCTTCCATACCGCTGTTTAAAATAATTCGTGAGAGCGTCCCATTTAGCAGTATTGTCATTTGTCTGTCCTCCTAATTCCTGCAAACCCCCCGCTGCCATGCTTCCAATGTTTTGTACTGTTTGAATAGGGTGAATGAGGGCGTTTGCTGTGTTCCCCAGGAAGTTTGCACCTGACTGGATAGCATTTTCTCCAAAGCCAAGAAGACTAGGATTCTGTGTGTGCTGTGGGTCGGGTGCTTGATACGGCTGCGTTGGATTATTCTGTGGTGTTCCATTCACAATGTTAGTCAGAGCATTCTGAAACTCTGTCGCTCGTTGAGGATTTATGTGCACAAATTGACCTGGATTCTGTGGGTCCGGTCGTGCGCCATTCCACAGAGCATCAATCGAGTTGGGAGTAAGTCCTTGGTCTTTGTAGGCTTTGATTTGACTATAAGCCACATAGTTTTGATTCTCGGGAGTCATTGGAGCATCCGCACTTCCGAGAAATTGCTTCGCTGCATTTTGCCAATTAATAGGGGTTTGACCTGGCTCAACGGGGTCTTTGCCGTTATTCCATTGATACGCTCCCATTGATGAGCCGTTATCGCCTACAGCATTGTAATTTCCTTGTGATTCTACATTGCGAATTGACTGCATTACTTTCACAACAGCGGAGTCAAGTGTGGAAGGGTCGAAAGGAGGCGGCTTGACCACGCTTTGTTGTGAACCTATAGGAGGAGTAATTTGCGGAGACTGTGGTTGAACGGGCTGCTGTGGTTGAGTCGTTTGATTTACAAACTGTTGTTGTACTGCATTGAACCCTGGTTTAGCGGAAGGTCCCATATCATATTCCAGCCCACGAATTGGCATTTACTCCACCGTTAGTTCCACCCGGAGTTACAGGAGGCGCAAATTGACCGCCCAATTGAGAAGTAATAGAAGAAATTTGTTGTCCTGTTGCATTCAGAATATTTGCACCATTTACATTTAATTGCTGTTCAACCTGAGCCATATCAGATGGTTTTAAATTATCAGGAATCAATGTAATTGCATCTTGTCCCGCTTGTGTTGGTGTTTCTCCACGAGAACCTAATAAGTTACCGTAATTCGTTCTCAATGATGCAAGGGATGCTTTAAATCCTGCAATCGCGCCGGGAGCAAGCAATTTTGCTCCTACAGCATTTTGGATTTGGTTTATTATTGGTACATCACTTTGGTTAATATTCCCTGCAGACATATATCCTTTAAGATTTGTAAAATCATCATTCGCTGCTTTGAATGCAGGTGCTAATTGATTATATGTTTGCATTGCTTGATTGAGTGAAGAAGATTGTGCAGTTCCGAGAGAGGCAGCTGCACCACTCACTAGCTGTATAGTGCCATCAGCATTTTGCTGAAGAGCATTAGAATTAAGTTTATTGTAAATTCCTATTCCTCCTCCTGGGGTGCTATATGTTCCTTGGAATCCTGCTTGATAAGCAGGGGATTGTGCTGCTTTTTGTCGCGCTTCTTCGATTGAATCAGTTGGAAGAATTCCAGCTCCTGGATAGGCATTTCCAAGAGTATTAACTGAATTAATTGAATTAATAGCTGCAAGAGCTGCAGGGGACTGCAATTGTGTTTGCGCAGCAGCAATCTGTCCTGTCCGTGCTAGCTGTGCTGTATTCAATGCCTGATTCGCTCCAAGTTGTTGAATAGCATTTACTCCTTGTGCAAGAGTATTCTGTGATTGCGCAAGTGTATTTTGTGCTTGTGCTTTTGCTGTTGCCCCTTGAGCATAATTTAATGTATCACCTGGAAGATTATTGCCAGTATAAAAATTAGAATTAAGAGCAGCAGCATTTACTCCATATTGTGCCTGATTAAGATTTAATCCTGCTCCTTGCTGTTGTGCAGCATATTGCTGTTGTAGAGCTTGTAAATATTGCGGATTATATCCCTGTGCTTGAGCGACACCATTCACGATATCAGTTAATCCTTGGTATTTACTATTAACATCATTAATTCCCGCGGTACTACCGAGAGCATTTGAACCGATATTCGAGGTGTCAATTTTAAACTGAGGAGCATTTGAATACCCTTGTACAATGCCATTTCCGTTGGTAGTTACTTGACCACCATTTGGGGTAGGAGTTTGAGATATCGTATATTGATTATAATCTTTCGGATTTGAAACAGCATTATTTTGCGGTTGTGCTGTTGGAATTGCTGCGTTAGTTGATTGTTTTGCATTAATAGGAGGAAATGAAAGACCTCCTGTTTGACTAGGACGATAAGCGCCAAAATCTATTCCAGAAGATTGTTGATTCGGTATAGCTCCGAGCGTATTAAGATTTCTTGGAATATTAGCATTAAATGTACCTGCAATATTTGCCACCGTACTTCCTGCTGCTTGTCCTAATCCTTGCTGAAGAGGAGATTGTTGAAATGTATTCTGCTGCTGCGGTTGTTGTGTAAGAGGAAACATAATATTACATCATGCATTGAGGGCGTATATCAATGCAATTTAGGCAGTTGCGGTTACATAGTGCCAAACATTTGCATTACCGTCGTACCAATAGAGGCGCAGTGTCGCCCCATTTACATAAATCTTAATTTGCTGATAAGGACTAGCTGGTATACCAGTAGGAACAGCTGATACTGTTTCAAAAAGACCGATAATATCGGTATTAAAATTGATTCTTTTCTCCATAAGATTATTAATTTTATTGAGTGCATCTTGAATCTGATTACTAAGACTATTCAAATCAGGAGCGGAACTATAAACTTGTCCCGCAATTGGTTGATACGATTGTAATTGGGGATGTGGAAAATCTGGTTGTTCTATTTTTGGCTGTTTATCTTTATTCTGCGACATCATAGTAAATAATTATTCTGATAACACCGAAACCTTGTCCAGAAAACGTAAGGCGTGGTTGGACTGCTTGACATTTAAAACTTCCATAATCAAAATCAAAATCATTTTGCGGAGAACCTGTGGAAGTAGCACCTAAAGAAGGAACTATAAACCCAATTTGAGTAGGAAATAAACTATTTTCATCAAAAAAAGTGAATCCTCCTATTCCCCCTCCCCCTGTAGTTGTGATATTCGTTGTTATTACACGAACACGACGAATAAATATCGGACGAGGAAAATAAATATTATTAAAATAAAGTATTCCAAGTCCTGCTGCAGTACTTCCAAAATCAAAAGTTTCAAATTGTGAACTATGAGCTGCAACACCTAATTTATTCGAACCAGCAGGAAAAATTATATCAATATTATTTGAATTGATTGAATTATATCCTGTATAAAAAAACGCTTTTTTTCCTGCAATTACTTCTCCATAAGAAAGTACATCATCGCCATCTACAATATGGAGAATATTACGTGTATTTGAGAAATGATGTTTATAAGGTAAATCTGCTTTTAAAAAGGTGCCATTTGTAGCTAATTTTCGTAAATATGTAATACCATTTCCATTCCATGCGCCAATTGTGCCTGAACCTGTACCAACAAATACTTGACCACCAATATTATAAAAAGCTGTAATTAAATCATCGACAAGAATTTTGCGTGATGGTTTTGATGAAATACCATCATAAAGATATATGATACCTTTTTGCTGAATTGAATCTGTCGGATTATAGGAATTTTCTACTGAAACCATCATAAGTCCTGTTAGGGGGTCTATACCAAGAGCTACTATTTTTTCATTACCATTCAATACCCATGAAGCATCAGCATTGAATGTACTTTCATCGCTTTGCAAATTAGCAAGATGTTTTCCATCGCCAATCCACAAAGAAGCCTGATATACCAATAAAGGATGTAAAGCATTTGCATCTTGAAGTGTTTGGAATTCCTCATTTACTGTCCAAGAACTAGTATTTATTTGAAGTAAATCATCTCCATTGCATGTAGCATAATTATGACTATAAAATGGTTCTATATCAGATTCAGGGAATGAATAAGTATTTGAAAGACCTGTTACTTGTTTTGTCCATCCACTTCCACTCCATGAATAAATATTTCCCGCATCATCAATGGCAATACGTGTATTTGGTAGTACAACCTGTGAATCATTTGAAGAGGCAACAAGATTACCTGCAAGATTAGTCGAGGCCACAGTTGGGGCAGCAAGAGAATAAATAACTCCTGGTGTTACGAATGGATTTAAACCCATTGATGAAATACCAAGTGCTCCATCAGTCGCATAATCAGATGATGACATTCCAGAAGTCAATTGGTCAGCTCCAAGCTGTAATTGATATTTTCCGATTATAGACTCCTTGCGACTGACCTTCGATTTCCTTTATCATATACACCATGACATTTAGGACACAATCGAATCCAATCGGATTTAATTCTTTGATAATTTCGACTTTTATTTGCCCAATGCATGCGTCTTCCGTGTCCAAGAATACCACATTGAGAACAATTTGATGGCTTACCCAAAGGAATCTGACCTTTCATAAACATTTTTCCTTTTCGGTGTCCTTTTCCAATCATATCATTTTAAGCAGAAACGCTGGATTAGCTATTGCTGATACACCAAATGGTGCGATTGAAAAAAATGAAGAAGCAAATCGTGTCGATACAGCTGTTTCTACCATAGTGAATGAACCATTCTGTGCTGCATTTGTGTCTAACAAAGTAAATCCTTCACTTCCCGCCACTACAACCGAAGTATTCGCACCAGCACTCACAGTTGCTGCGTTACTATTAGTAGAAATCATTATACCCCATGCATTAGCTGCTACTGGCACAATAGTTTCCGTTTCTGAAGTCACTGAACCCGTATCAAGAACAGGTGAATTTGTTCCCACTGCATCGGGTGGATTTGATTGTTTAACTCCTGTGTAGGAAGCAACAATCGCTTTTCGTATCGTTGTACCGCTTGAAGTTGCAGCAAAAGTATGTGTCCCTGATGCCGGAGAAAGTAAATAAAATACATCTATAGCATTTCCAACTCCCGCTATACTTTTATTATATTGACCAAGTGATGTCATGGTAACACCATTATATGTAGCACCTGTCATTGCGGTTGTAGCATCTGTTCCATTCATCATGAAAAATGCCAGTAATAATCCATTAGTATTATTATTCACCGTATAAGAATAAGAAATTGAGTTAGCTGACAATATTGCTGAGGCATTTGAATTATCACGCGCAATTGCCATAATTAAATATTTTGCCCTATTACAAATCCGTCATATGTACTGCTCCCCGTAATCTCAAATCCAACAGTATCAGCCTTTGATGCTGTTGTTGTAAGTATCGGCGCACTTCCACCTGCCCATTTTATCGTAGTAAACCAAGTAACCGTCCTGCTTCCCGTGCCATCTTGGAGTATGCGAATTATAAAGCATTGTCCCGCAGTCCCATTTGAAAGTGCAATCGTGATATTTCCCGCAGGCATTGTTATGTGATGAATATTACCCTTTGATAAATCGAGGGTTGCGGTTCCGCCTCCAGTTGGATTATATGTTTGTATGCTCGCGTTTGTACCAGAATTAATATTTATAGATGAAGTTGACGGAGCAGCTAACGTACTCACTGTTTGAGTTCCCGTAAACGTGTTTGCCGCATCGGTACGAGCAACTGTTATCGATGCATCAGGTAACGTAATCGTCCTGGCAGCGCTTGGCCCTGAAAATGTGAGTACTTGTGATGCAATAGGAAGAGTAGTATTTGAATCGGGGACAGTGATTGTGCGTGTGGTTGCGGTAGTGATTCCTGATGCACTGAAAGCCACTTGTTTCGATGTATCAGAACTGTCCTTTATGCGAAATAGCGACGCCAGAATATTAAAGAAATTCATCATCGAGGACTGTTTTGTTGTCGTATTTGCAGTATCAACTATCGGCACTAAATCAGCAGCGAGCGGTGTTGTGTAACTGGTGAGAGCGGAGATTTTTTGGTCTGCCATATTAAGATTTAGTTAATTTGCTCCAAATAATTGAGGAAGGATTTGATTGCTCAAGAATCAATTTTGAACTTCCGTCCTCTTGCAATATATACCCGCCGTTTTCAAGTAATAGAAAACTGTTAGAGCCGAGTGACCGCGTTACTTTTGTATAGGTTGGAGAAGAAGATTTTGTTGTCTTTGTAAACGTCGCCATATTTATCTTCCATAGGAATAACCTCCGACGCCTGAAGCACCGTTGTCACCGTAGTTGTCGTAGCCTGGACGAAGGAAAAGTACTTCATCGAGTTGTTTTCGACCATAGGCAGTGCGAAGCCGTGTCTCCCAATCTGCTAAATCCTGTTTGATGTTCGCGAGTTGAGGCAAATTATTAGCATTGGCAAATTCGTATGCCGCTCCGTAGGACATCATGTGATGGAATACTGGATCGAAGCCAGGGATAACAGTGGAATCATTCGGGTCAGTCGTATAGTCACTCGAGGAGAATGGCGTAACGTTTCTGAACCATTCCACTCGCATCAGCGCACCGGCGGAAACATCTGAAGCTGCCGCAAGGGGATAGAGAAAGATGGAATTAAACTTCACATCATATCGCGGCGCTTGTTTAATCATGTTCGCATCTTCGTTTGTAGCATTCCCAAATCCCCATCCTGCTACACCATCATCAAATGGAGTAGCACGATAGTAATTTATTCCATCATATGTTACATCAACACGCTTAATTTTTAGTACTGTTTCAGATACAGGCATCGAATAATCTCTTTGCCCTGCAACGAGTGGAGTTGTAACTATCGGATAGTTAGTATTCCGCATATCATCAAAATCAGAATCATCCTGTGATTCCATAATGGCCGAAACGATTTTTTGATACCAAATATTGATATCAATTAGAATATTTGCGGTTGTATAAGTATAAATATTCGTATGCGTAAGTGAACGAGCCTTGGTTGCGACATCTCCGAGTGTTGCCATAATTTTGAGCTAGTAGGGCTTGTTTCCTCGACAAGCCCCGACCGCTTTCTATGACTATACTTTTCGAAGCAATATCAATGCAACGCAGGAAGTGTCATGCCACCGCGAAACATGGCCATTCGTTTCGTATTAAGACTACCATCAAATGATTCTCTATAAGGATGCGGTAAAAAAGCATCATGATTATATGCAAGCACTGGATTATCAAATAGACATTTAAATTCATATCCAGCCAACTGAGCACGACATCCAACATTCACATTATCCGATGACCAAATGCCATCTAATGTTTCATCAAATCCCCCTATTGCTTTAAGAGCTTCGAGAGGAGCAGCACCATTATCTATTTCCCATGTATTCCATTCACAGGAACGAATATTCTTAGTCTCATCATTACGATATGCTCGCCAGTCCCATTGAGCAGGAAGTGAAAAATTAAGATTATTTACCTTTCCTACAGGAGCAGTGAGAAAAGTATTCGGATATTCTTGATAACAATCCCACCATCTTTGGAGATAATCAGGGCGGATAAGAATATAATCTTGGAGAGACACAATCAGTTCACCTTGTGCTCTTTTAAGCATTCGATTATATGCGGCATTTAAATCATGTTTTGTTAAACCGATTTCCACGAGCCACTCGAAATCTATGAATGTTTGTTTAAGCAAACCAGTGCGAACAATATCAAGTCCTAGCGGTCGTATTGATGGTGTAATGACTGAAATTTTCATTGTCCAGTATATTGAATAATAATAGAACCTCTTTTTGGGAATTGTTCACGCCACCAGTCAATTGATTTTATACAATGATGCGTATTATCACCACCGATAAGATGGTCTGAAGTCGTAATTGAATGATATTGTTTTAAAGCAACGCGACATAATTCTTCTATAGCAGGATTTACTTCAGCCTCAAAGAGATGCTCTAACGTATCAAAAGAATAAATAGCATCAAAAAAGGAATCAGGATATGGAATTGTTAATAAATCTCCAACCATGAATCGATTTTTTGGATAACTTTCTCCAATTGCATAATCTGAAATATCCATTCCGTATGCATCAATTTCCGTATCAACAAGATGATTCACGATAAATCCTTTTGCACAACCTACTTCTAAGACTTTATCTCCTTTTTTGAGATTAAGAATTGTGATAATTTTTTTCGCTTTCTCCTTAAAATCCTCACCATCTATGTAACCATGATAATTAGATGCATCGCCACCACTTTCAAAATAAGCTTTATCATAAATCATAAAGAATTGATTCCTTCCATTAAAGCTTTTGCATAATGATATTCAGTCCAATTATTTTGAATATATTGTAATCCTAATTTTCCCATATTATTTTCTTCCATACATTCATTTACAAATCCTCGAATTGTACCAGCATCAGGATTTGAAACTATACCACCACCGCTTGCTTCAACAAATTCTCTATTTTTTGGTGAATCAGACATTACAATTACTGGAACACCACATGCCATTGCTTCAAGAGTACACCGTTGCCCTCCACCCCATTCACTAGATGTATTAAGCACGCAATGAGACATGTTAATCATATTAGTAATATCAGAAGCAGGTAATTCAGGAAAAATAGAAACACCAGCCTTTTTACATGCCTCATAACCATTTCTATCATATTGTTGTAAACGTCCCGCGACTGCACCACGTCTACCAACTGAAGCAAAGAGTTCATGCCGCTTCCATTCAGCAAAAGTGGCCTGCATGAAAGCATCCCATGTCTTAGGCATACCTGTTTTAGGTTTAAAAATGCTCGTATTCACGCCAAAAGCACGTTTATAGGGTATTCCTTGTCTTTCGCAATCTTCTTCGTTTATACGCGATTCTACGAATACTAAGTCGAAATCCTTTACATCAATAGCCTTAAGTGGGCCTCCTGCGAATAAGAGACATTTCTTATAGGGAAGTTCACAAACTTCTTGCCAAATCGCCGCATCTTTACCATAAGCAGTACAAGGTGCTTCCCAAAATAAAACAACATCGGGGTTAAACTCAGTGAGATTCTTTAATGGCAAATCAAAATAAGCTACTTCATGCTCTTTGGAGATAAGTCTCATTGCCGCATATAGTCCGTCGTGCCATTGGCCATATCGGCCATCCATGCCGAACCACAGAAAGGCAATTTTCATAGAAACTTTCTCATTTTGCCTGCATAAGTATCTGTTGTTTTGTGACATGGTTCACATAATGTGCGACCGTTATCTATGGCGAAGCGAAGCTCAGGAAATAAAGAAAAAGCCTTGATATGGTCAGCGTGCAATATTACCTTTTTCCCTACACCGCTTTTAGCTCCACACCAAATACAAGTGTAATTATCTCTCTCAAAAACAACCTTGCGCCATAGCTTGTATTCTGCTGAAGTTCTTATACTCCTATTTATTGGAGTCACACCGCCTCTCCAATTTGAATTATTACTACCCGCTCTCTGTTTCTTGAACAAGGCTAAAGTGTCGGGAGTATGTTTAATACCTAAGCGGCGCTTATTTCCTTTTAGGGATTTTATCTGGGCGGGTGTAGCTTTAAGTCCCGTGTGGGATTTACTCATTTTAGCTCTAGTTTCAGCAGAGTGAGGGCCTTTCATTTGAGTATATTATCCCACATTTGTGCTATTTTTGTCCATGAGAAGTCAACAGTTAACTCTACTGGCTTTCTCTTTATTTTCAAAGATTCTACTATCATATCAACCCACTTTTCCTGCTGCTCTTCATCCTCCATTCCGAAAAAAAATTGATAGGGACGATTCCAATTATCTTTATTCTTCTTAGAATGAGTCGTCAGGCCTGTTATGTTCATCTCTTTCAAAGCGGCGAAGTCTGAAGTAATAGCTAACGCTCCCGCTGCCTGAGCTTTTAGAACGCTTATGCAGAAAATCTCTGCAAACTCACTCGGATAAGCAAATACGCCTGCTTTCTGGTAAAGCTTTCCAACCTCTTCTTGCGAAAGTCGTCCGAGATCTTCAATACCAGCATCTTTGATAGCTTTCTTGGTGTACTCCATCCATTCCATTTTCTTTGAATCCGACTGGTGAGCGTTCACAAAGCCTTCCCAGCCATAACACCAAGCCATCTTTGCCTTTGGTACGCGTTTCTTGATCTGTTTAAATAGTTTAGGCATCACATCCATCGAGCGATCTGGTGAAGACGTGTTGATTATGAGATATGGGTCACGCTTAATTGTTGGGTCAAGATTCATCTCCACGCCATTCGGAATAATCTCTATCTTGTTGTTGGGAACGTTTGGGAAAAGTGAACGATGGAATTTTGATTTAACAAATATTTTAGTCACTCGCTCGAGTCGCTTTTCTGTAAATTCTCCTTCCGAGACTACATCGTGTAAGTCTAGGAATATCTTTGAGGCATTAATAGGAGCATCGAGTGCTTTCGGCCAACGCCAAATAATTGCCACATCTTGTTTGTCTCGATAGTTGAATTCCCAGAAAGGCTTGTAGGTAACATTCTCTGTTTTTATCTCTTTATGTCCACAATTGTTATAAACGGTCACATTCCACCCAAGTTTCGCTAGTTCACGAGCGTTGTATATTACCGCTTCCTCTGAACCACCTACCATCTTTGTTTTTGCAAGTTCAGGATTCCACTGCTCGATAGTATTCCCGCAATAAATCACTAAATCCTTCCCACTGGATTCCGTTTTAATGAAATTCTCGTTGCGAATCACTGCGATTGCCGGATGTGAGCGTAAATCTTCGGGTACTTTGTCCAATTCCTTCTTAAGTTTCTCTTTATCCGTAATTTTCTGAAGTTTTTGAACGATTCTGAGAGCACGTGCAAGCATTTCCTTATCCTTCTCACCTTCTTTTACATATTCAAGAAGCTTTTCATCATTGGGATAGATTTTGAGACATCCTTTAAGGACGGGGAGCATAAGGTCTGGTCGGCTTTTCTGCGCGTAAATCTTTGCGAGGAGCATCATAGGGTTGTAATCGTAGTCTCGAGGGTTGTAGACAATCATTTTCATTATCTGAGGACGTTTGACCATCCCTTGAAGGCAATACTGTTCGGCTTTATCCATGTCTCCGAAGTCATAGAGGTAGGCTGCAAGCTGCAAATATGCGTCTGGGAGCGCCGGATTGAGTCCAATAGCTATCTGTAGCTCTCGCACACACTCTTCCCGCCGTGAGAGCGCTTTGTAAACGTTCGCGAGTCGCGTATGGGCAAGGTAAATCTCTTCGCTAGAGTGAGATTCTTTAATGAACTTCTCAAATGTTTCACGTGAACCTTTAAAATCAGATACGGAAAACTGTGCGTTAGCTAAATTCCAATATTCACGCGGATCGCTTGTAGCCATTTTCTTTGCTATCTTTAAGTTACGCTCAGCATTCGCAGCACTTCGTTTCTTGTCCGTAAGATGCAATCGTTCAATGCCCTCAATCAAAGCAACTCTGAGCTGTCTATTCGGCTGTAAATCCTCATGTAGAGCACCCACCCATGTAGCTGCTCCGTCATTCTTGATAATCATTGTCTTTCTGTGAACTACTACAGGCTTCTTGTGCTCGTCCCAATCATAGAGATACCAGAATCCAAACCCATCGGCGTGCTCGTTCTCTTTTATCGTATCTCTCAACTTCTCGAGTCCTCTCCAAATGTCATCGGCATCACACCAAAGAATGTAATCATAATCTTTTGGTACTTGTGAAAAGTTAAAGTTACGCGCTGCTGCAAAATCATCTATCCAATCAAAGTCTGACAAGTGGGCATTAAAATTCTTTACGACATTAGCAACTGCAGCATTTTTTCTTTCTTCCTTTTTTGTTGTGCGTGTAACAAAAATGCCATCTACATATGGAGCGATTGAATCAAGACAACGATTGAGTAAAAGAGCTTCTTCATTTGAACTTTTTACAATTAAACAAAGAGCAATTTTCATATTTAAATATTAACGGGTAAAGCAAATTCAGGAAATTTCTTCGTAAACCATAAGGCACCTTCTTTTCGTGAGCGACCTCCCGCCTTAAACCACTCCATTTCTTCTTCCTCTAAACCAGTAATAAGCATTTCATGTAGCTCCACAGGAATCTCAAAAAGGGCACGCGTATAAGGGGCACCTTTCTTTTTTGCCGAAGCAAATTCATCCAAATGAAGACCTTTTTGCATTTGAATCCCCTTAATAACTATATGATAATCTTCTGGAAAAAGACGAATATAATTCTTTACGATTGCTTCGATATGTTTTTTGGTTGCAGAGTTTTTTCCATCGAGGAGAATGGACATGAAGATATATAAACATACAAAACCCCCACCGTAAAGATGGGGGCTGTGTATATCCTTTTGTTTTAAGCCAAAAGAAAACCCGAGCAGAAGAAGTTGGAATCTTGATTTCTGATCTCGAGTGTCAAACTTGCATACACCGCGCGAGGGGTGTAAGCACCACCTGTCTGAAGGTCGGTCAAAACGGTAGGCTTCTCGAGGAAAGCAACTTTCAGTTTCTCGGGACGAATGCCCAAGATACGGCCAGTTGCATCTCCTGATTGCTGGACGAAACGGTGTTTGTGGAGCGTAAGCGTACCAAACGCAGTTTCATACGTTGTGACAGTCTTAACGATTCCACGGATATCAGGAGCGTTCACGACAACGTTCGACTTTGCGACGAAGGTGTCAGTGTTGCGCTTCATGATACCACCCATGAAGACGTCGGTTGCGACATCTCCGTTTGAGTTAGACCAGTTCGTCTGCATCAGACCATCAAGGATAGATGCCGAGAATACAGTACCAGACGTTTGAGCGGTGGTGTTTGTAGACTTAGAAATAGCAGTGATGATTCCCATCATCGTCTGAGCAGTTCCTGAGATACCAGAAGTCTGCGTACCGCGAACGAGGTCAAACTCGACTGCGTTGGTGAACTCCATGAGTCCTTTTGCCAACTGGCGGTCAAGTTCGTTCTGTCCGTGATAGTGCTGAACGGCAATCTGAGGGCGCGTCACACGAATCGGAATGGCGATTTCTTCCACGATGTTCGTCAAGAGCGTTGGCGTAGTACGAGTCAGGTATGTGAAGTCCTGTCCTTGCTCGACTGCTTGAGAAGCAGGAGTAAGAAGAGTATCAACAGGATACGAGTGAATCATCGCAATCGCGTTAGTCTTTCCGAGCATCGCAAAGATGCCATCTTCACGCGCAGAGATAATTTCAACTGAATCAAGAACGATGTCGGTCTTGATGGTCAAGTCTCCATAGGTCTGCAATACAGCTGTTTGAGCCATGATGTGAAGCGTTTATCTTTCGTTATTTGCAGCATTGATAGCTGAAGCAAATACAAGTGCCGTGTCTTCATTAGTTGAGCCACGAGCATTTGTAACTTGAATCGCTTGTTCAGTCACTGATTTAGCTTGAGATAAACGTGAGTTAGAAGAAACAATTGATTTATTGTTTGCTACTTCATCGGCCACTTTTGCTTTCTCAAAATACGTCTTGAATGCATCGCTACCCACAACCTCGGCAGGATTCGTCCCCATCGCATTAATGATGGCTTCGTGTCCTTTAAATTCTGGGTTGTTAGCATAGAAGACTTGTGTCTCGAGTGTTTGAACCTTAGACGCTAGGTTGGGGTCAACGGCGGGCGCAGGACTGACTGCAGCTATCTTTTTACCGACGTAACTCTGAGTGTCCTTGAGGGCCTTCAGAGCTGTTTCCTTATCCTTAAAGTCTTTTCCGAGTGTTTGGTTCAACTCAGCAAGTGAAAGGGCATTAGAAACCGCCGCGCCACCTTCTGCTGATGTCACGTGGGCATCATCAGGGACGGTCTTGTCGGTAAGGTTTTCTTGATTTTCGTTCATAACAATTTCAATGGATTAATAACGGGGTTCGACCTTAATTAATTCCCCGCGTGAGGAAACGCGGAATATCAATTATCCCCTGTCAATAAATTCTTCCGGTTTTTCCTGAAGTTTCTGCGCATTTGATTCTTGTTGTTCTACGAATCCAAAAACATCATTTTTTAACCATTCCCATATATGCTCTACCGCCATCTTTCGTGCTGCTAATTGCGTTGAAAGTGTTGTTGGGTCAGTTAAATCAAGATTATTAATATTTTGCAAATCTAAAATCCTTTGGGACAGCTTGGAATAAATTGATTGCCATCCCTGTGAATCAAGAAGTGATTTTACATGGTCTGCTTCTGTAAGGATTTTTGCAGTTTCTACATCAGGATTCATATGCAGCTCCAAGCAAGAAATGCTGGTGAGGAAGTAGCAATTGCGTGAATGGCACCTCGATAAAGAGATAAATCAACATTGGTCATTTGCCATGTTCCGAGACTTGGAAGTGCGATACCATTCGACATTACCGCTGGCGCATCTCCCATAAGAGCGATAAAAATCGTGCTAGAGCCAATATTTGTGAAACGACAATATTGGCGAGTTGTTGATGATTGTATCCATGTGTCCGATGTACCAACAAGTGTCGTTGAGGAAATAGTATAAGTATTCTGTCCAGGACTAAGAACATCTCCTGTAAGATGAGTCATAGGAGTTTTTATATAAAAACCTATTCCTACAAACATAGCAACTATCACAAAAGTAATGAGATATTTATTCATATAATGAGTTTAAATAATAAAGGTATATCAATGCAAAGTCATAGCGTTTTGAGCGATATTCTGCATTTGCTGTCCTTGATTCTGCGGTGCTCCTTGTGGTGTCCCTGCAGGTATTGGTGCTCCTTGCGGCATTGGTGGAGGAGGATTCTTAAAAGGTGACAATCCCATTAAATCAACAGTTTGTTTTATAATCTGGTCTGAATATTGTGGCGCTACTTTCATCATTTCAAGCAAATTCTGAATAGTAATGGTCACATCCATTTCTTCATTTGTGACATACATCTTTGTTTCAAGTTCATCGGCAATAATATCACGCACTAATTTCACAAACATGTCGCCTTTACGCATTTTTTCTTTTACATGCTCAATTTCTTGCTGAATTTCTTGGGGAGAAGGCAAATATCCTTCTTCGAATGATTTATCAAGCGCTTCCATTGCTTTAAAGTGAGCTACGCGTTCAACTAATTCACCGAATGTATCTTCATCAGATGTTATACGTACAATTTCTCCCGCAGTGAGTTCTTTTGCGATAATTTTGAGTGCATGTCTATCCATCCAACGCTCTAGAAATCCTCCAAGTGCATCTTTAACAAGTGCAAATCCACTTTTTACGCTTGCCGTCTGCAATGATGCTTCCGTAGCTGAGGTAGATGCGGGAAGATTCTCTCCTGTTGCTACTTGAAAAGCATTTGTCAACCGTTCGGAAATATCATTTATTACTTCTTCGTCTTTGTATGATGATTCTCCCACTTCTTGTACTACCATTTGCTCCAAATCTTCGAGATTATTAAGAACAACTACTCCGTTCGAAGGCAAGCGAGCAAGCATTTGTGGAGTAATTCCAGCTCCTTTTTTCATTTTAAAGAGTCCTAACTGAGAAACACGTGAGCGGTTTATACGAACATTGAAAACAATATTTGCGTATATTTGGAGAGTAAGAAGCTTTTCAGCAATACCGCGACCATACCAACGATTCGGGACACGAGTATACCAACATTCTTCATAAGGTTTGAGTGAGTTACCTTCTTTATCGACTTTTGTATTGCGTTCAATGACATGCGCACGCTCTTTTCCTGGTGAATCAATACCAGACACTACGATATGGCCCGCAACTTCTACATTGTTATCGTTCCAATTGCCTGTAATAAGCGAAAGAGGAATCTGCCCCCACATTTCATATACATCAATCAATTTTACATTTGAATTAACTTGTGAAGAACGATTCATCCAATATGGATCAGTTCGCGGGAGTCCTTCAATCACATTCTGGTCAATTCCTTCGGTATTTATCCATCCATTCATTCCTATGATTTCTTCAGGAAACATTAAAGTACGTTCAGTAAAACGATATGCTTCTTGAATAGATGGTGTTGTGGGGTCTATATAAATATTTAACAAATCAACTTGCTTAATAATCAATTTCCCTCTTTCTTCATAGGTTTTCCAAACCGCAGTGCCATCAATTGCCATCATGCGCTCAAAATCATCGAGTTTTTGACCAAAATATATCGTCGAAAGCTTATTTTTCACTGCTGCACGTGTTACATCCGTTATTTCTGCTCCCTCAGAAGTTCTCGCTCTAAAGTTAATATCCTTCTGATCGAGGTCGATATTTTTCATCACTGCTTCTACATTGATTTCCGTGAGCGGATACCATGTCTTTTCAAGATTTGTGTATTGATCAATAGGCACATCAAAGATGCCATAGTAGTTCTTGCGAAAGATACGAATGAGCTGGCGCATTTTAAAGGACACACGGTCTGTGACGAATGCTGTAGCAACTTCCCATCGTTGCTTTTCCCCTCTTACAATGCCAATTGCTCGGGCTTGGATATCAGTATTGCCATACATTCCAATAGGGTCTGATGAATCTGCTGTTTGCAGCAAATGATTCTCACGTTCTTTATCGAGAATTGAGAGTCTAGGTTCGCGCGATTTCTTTTTTCGAGCCATTTACTTTCACCTTAAATCATGGCTGTGTATCAATGCAATCAATCATAATTAGTTGTCAATCATAAGTTGTGCGATAAAGTTCACCTTCATATTCCCTATTCGCAAATCGTGGATTATGTAAATACATATCAATAGGAATCGGACTCGTAATACCATGAACAGCAAGAGCAAGCGAAAAGACTCTATCATCATGCATAGTCTCTGGCACTCCCACTTTTATCTTTCCGAGAGGAGAAAGTGAATACTGAAATGATTCAAGTTCAGTAATAAGTCCCTCATCATCTGGTATTTGAATCTTATCTTGTTCTAAAAGCATCGCTAGATTATTCAAAAGATTCATTCTAGTCGCTTCGGTGAATTTAATAGCATCTTCGTCTGTTATATTAAGCCCACGGCTCTTTAAATCCTCTACAACAGGGTCGCCAACACCTGTGGCATCTATTTTAACTCTTGCTTTGTAGCGGAGTGCGGCCGCCTCAATTCTCGCTTTCTGAAGGTTCCAGTCAATCTGGTTAAAACGGTCTTGAACATACGCACGCATCGTATTCATGTTGAACGGCGTAATAACCGTGAAGTCTTGATACTTTGCTAAGTCCACGCCCATTTGAAAGTCTCCATGCTCTGTCTGCTGCTCCTGCATATCGTAGGTATTCTCATGGATACGACGGAAGAATTGACCAGCGCCGTCTATGAACGAACAGTAGTATTCCTGTTGGATGATTGCCTCAGGATTGTTGCGCTTCTCTTCTGCGAGCGCTTCATCAGTAAGCACGTGCGTTTCATTGATTGTAAGAAGCTCTGTAAACCACTTTTCGTTCTCTTTGGCCTTCTGTAGTAGCTCCCATGCATGATTCTTTCCTCGAGGTGTGAAGTTAAAGATTGCCCATCCGCCATTCACAGCGAGAATAGGGCCGACGAACTTCCATGCTTCTGGTGAAGTTATTGAATATTCTGAAAATACAACTCCAATAGGATTTGCGCCAACACCGCTTTCTTTAAAAGTGTCCGCACCAATAAGTTGGATGACTGAGCCATTAATCAGTTCTACTTTGAGGTCTGAGTTGTTCTTGCTCTTGATGACTTGCTTCGGGATGTGGTCGAGCATTGCAAACCCGTCGTTGTCTATGTTGTTCCAAATAACCTTCTTAGCTTGTGAATACTCTGGGAGAAAGTAGTAATATGTTCCTACTCTCTCAAACGCTCTTCGTACCATGTAATTAAAGCAGACCTTATCTTTACCCGCTCGACGATTCCATACAATGACGGCGCGTTTACATCCATTATCAAGCGCTCTTAGAAGAGGCAGCTGATAATCTCTCGGTTCAAACTTGTGAGGTATCTCTATCTCCATAGTGGATTGTCTTTATTGTGAGTGAAGCATCCATCTTAGAATCTATCTGTGATTCGGGGTTTCCTTCTGCCATTCTCCATACCATATCCTTTTGGATTTGCGCCAAATATTCCCGCTTATCTTTCTCAGACATCTCTTTAAGATAATTACGAGCGAACGCTTTTAAAGAATCTTTTGGCCGCCCTCCTGGATTTCCACTTTGTCCTGGTTTAAATTGATATGGTTTCAAATGAGGCAGTTCCATACTGTTTTTATACTGTTCTCAATAAGATTATACCATATAAAACAAAAGAGCCGCAATTAAGCGACTCCTTTGCTGCTTTAAAAATCTTCTCGCACTTTATCTATTCCTGTGAAGCAGGACGCCCACGAGGTTGCTCTCTATCTGCTTTTAATTGTCCATCTTCTCGTCTTTGTTCACCATATTCGCCACCAAATTCATTGAGAACAATGCCTGCGTTTGTAATAGGAATATTTCTTCCCATTGCGACGCGACGCAATTCATCGAATCGGCCGATTTCTCTATCTTTAAGCTTATTTTGTTCTGATTGCAGTGAACCAGGAAAGCGTTCAAATTCTTTCTCTGCCGCTGGTCGGGCAATGCCCATGCCATCTGAAACATTATCGTTACTCAATGATTTCTCTGCAGGGCCTTGATAAAGATTATTATTAGTGCCTCTTTTTGTCTCACTATCACTTTCTGGTAATACATTTGAATTATACGCCATAATTATTGATATTTAGCTTTGTAATTTCCTTCATTCCAATTCATCTCACTATTAGCGTAACCGAGATTATTTATCGGTTCTCGACCTTCTTTCACGCTCGAAGTTGGAATGAACATTTTTAATCGTTTGGTCATTTCTACAGCATCAGATACCATTGTTGAATTTGAAGCAGGAGCATTGAAATATGCTTCTCCTCTTGAAGAATCAACAACATTCCATCCATAGGGATTTGCAAGATTATTTGGATTCAAATCAGGGTCAATCATTGTTGGCACTGCTTGAGAAAGTTTTGGTGTGTTCATAATTATTGTAATATATTAATTATGATAGGTACCGAATCCGTCTGTTTGAACAACTCCTGTTTGTACTGGCTCACTAAGAACTGTTTCAGGGCTACTAGTTTCAGGAACAGAATCAATTTTCGCTTCTTCATCCATATTATTCTATTTACGTCGTCCTAATGAATCTTCTCGACCTTTCTTACTCCAAGAAGACATTTTCTTTTCTCCATATTTTTCCCTACCAACTTTTGCTGCAATAGCCGCTCCTATTTCCTTTGCTTTTTTCTCTGATTTGCCTTTCTTTTCATATTCCTTTTCTACGCTTCCTTCTAGCTTTTTAAATCGTGCGCCACTGCCTAATTTAGGTTTCATATTGTGAGTATAAAATCTTTGATGATATCAATGCAAGAGCGAAAATCGCTGAGGACAATCACAAGGAATATCATGAATAAGTATCGTACATAGTTCGCAGCGGGGATGATATTCGAGAGAAACCGCACATCGATAACATTTAGTTTTATCTCGTTGACGCTCTAAAAGAAATTGTTTATATGAAGCTGTACGAGAAGCTAAGCGATATTTTGGTGAAATATATCGATTGAGAGTAGCTTTTGATATTTTCCATTCATCAATAATTTGTTGAATTTTCAATATTTTTCCTTCTCGTGATAGATATACGCGAGATTGAAGTAATTCACTCAGAGAAGGCTCTAATAAAAGCCGCATTCATGAATTATACTTCATTATCTTCTAAATCAATAGCATCTATTGCTGCTTCGATGTTTTTAATGTGATTGGCGTTGTATTCTTTTTGGGCTTTAGTAAAGCCTTTATCGGTTTCAATGTATTCCCCATGATGAGAACGACGTTTTTTGGTGTCGAATTTTATGAGCTTTTCAAGACCGGTTGTAGCGGGGCCATTCAGCTTTAAATCACGGAATGCACCTCGATTTGTGTACACAATAGTACTTGCTTCTTCATAGCGATTGCTAAAGTCGTTCATGGTTCCTTAGAAGGGAATTGCATCTGCGGGATTTTCTTCTAGTGCGGCATCGATGTTTTTGTCGTGAATAATGTCTTTTTGGCCTTGTTCGGTGAATTGTGGACAAATGTTCTCTTTGATGTAGTTGATGAGGAATTTTCGTGCGCTGAGAAAATATATCTTCCAGTCGTCTTTCGAGTAGTCTGCTGTGTCTCCTTCGGGATTTGGGTAGCCATTGATGTTTTCTTTTTTGTCTTTGTCGCGGAAAAAGTTGGTGATTTTTACCGTAAACTCGTCATCGGAATCTTGCTGCATTATCTCCATACCGCGTACTTCCTCGTTGTTGTCTCCTTCAAAATTGAAGGGTCTGAGGCGTACTTCCTTGGATAAATCAACATTCGGAAGTTTCCGTAAGAAATCCTCAGCTTCTCTGCTTGACGTACCTAAAGCGATGATAGGGTTATCACCTTCCTCATTCTCATCAAGTTTTATGAGAACTTGCATACCAAACTCGCCATCTGCAAACGAAACATCTTTAATGTATCCGAATAACGCGTTGACAATACGTTCATACTTTGTGCCGCTTTTCTTTCCGTCTGCGCTTTCCCAATCTCGACGCGTCGCTGTTGGGTCTTCCTGTGGCACCTGTGTACGAAACGTACCGGCTACAATCGAATAATATTTACCACGTTTTACGACTTGTTCTCTAGACATATTATTTTCCTTTAGTTTTTAATCGTTCATCGCTTTTGTCAAGCTGATGAATGAGCCATTTTTGCGCACTATTCATGCGTTCCATTTGGTCTGCTGACATTCCTTTACCCTGTCGATACTTATCGAGCATCTGGTTCCACTCAACGCTTTCCAACCCAGCTCCGACCTTGACCATAGCTGTAAGCTCTGAATATGCCTCTAGGAGCGATTTTAGAGTTCCTTTGTGGTGTATCTCGATATACGCGTATTGTTCGCTTGTAGGGATTCGTAGCGTGGCTGCGTATTGTTCCTCCTCTTCGGGAAAATCGGCTTTTAATTTCATATGTCTCTATCATCAGGGCTAAACGTCGCGAGCCATGCTTCGACCTTTTGAGCTGCATTCGCTACCATTGTGTCTGCATCCTGCTTATTCTGTCTCTCCACGTAATCAAGAATGATTGCAAGTGCGTCATTAATTTCGTTAGTCATACGGTTTTTTGTTTTTCTAACCATGCTTTGGCTCTAATAATTGCTTCATCGAGTGTGGCAATCAATCCGTTTTTCTCAATATCAGCTTTTTCGTTTTTCAAAAACGCAAGAAGATTTTCTCCAAGCATAATCATGTACGCATCTTTGTGTTCTTGTTCCATATCAGCTCATGTCTACATTACCGCAATCCCCGCATCGCTTATAAGATTCATCCCCAGCCATTTTATCGCTTGTCTCGCCTCCACACTTATCACACGTAGTCTCTCGGATATGCTTTTCTTCGGCATCTCTCTCCGCTTGTGCTTCGGCTGCTTCTTCATTCATTGAAGCTGAGTTCATACTTAATTAGATGATTTAGCGTCGAATAATTGCGAACGATTTTCTTTGGTTGCCTTTGAAAGCATGTAGAGTTCGCCTTTCTCGTCAAAGATTGCGGCTCGTTGGTTGTCTTTGTAGATGACTTCCATACTTTCTTCGGCGCGGGTTATTTCGGTCATATATAACTTTTAATTTGGATAAACAAGATGCTTGATGCGAGGAGACAGGATACGACTTTGCCAAAGTATTTATCATTCTGCTGTCTCATTTCTTTTGTTTTTTGCTCGAATTTTTTCCACCATGATTCGTGATATTGTTTGATGGCGTGGTCGCTATCCTTTTTGAGCTGTGCCCAACTGTAGAGCTTTGAGAAGTCTTGGTTCATAATTTATTTTATTTAATTGCACCCTCACCTACCTCCCACAGAAACGCAGGAGATAGGTGGGGATGTTTCTGTTAGTGGTTAATTTATTTCATTGATTTCTACTGGCTCGAAAAACGTGAGTGAAAATCTAAACGCTGGCGATTGCATCGCAGCATCTTTAGAATAGAACAGCTCTGCTTCGTCAATCTTGTCTGTCATCGCTGGCCCAATTCCTGTCCACTTTTTGAAGTATCTGTTTCTGTCTTTCAAAATCCATTTCTGCATATTTGTTTTTATTACTTGATAAGTGGGTGAGAGAAAAGATGGTGGAGGGACGCTTTCGCTTTCAACCCAGAACTTTCTAGCTTATGAAGCCAGACTGCATAGTTTTGTAGGCGTGTGAGTGGCTGTATATCGAACCTTTCATGATTCATGAGGTCACTATTCTTTCGATTTCCTTAAACCTAGTTCCTACGGGCTTGCTACGACCCACCATCATCTTTCCTCCTGTTGTGGGCTATAAAGTTTTCAAAGAACAAAAGGAGATGTTGGTGCGGAGTTACCGAAGCAACAACCGCACCATGAATCGTGAAGCCGCGCATCGTTTCCCGAAGGAACCGCCCAGACTTCCGTCCCTATCTCTAAGGTGAATACTAATCTCTCATATAATCCTTGTCAACAGTTGATAAGCGATACATAACTGTATAATTATTTGTCAACAGTTGACTAGTTTATAGGAGATGCTATCATTGGTTATTCATGTCAGACCGCACCGCCTACCACGCAACATATTGGAAGAACATGTCCGAGAATAAAAAGAAACAGCGCCGAATTGCGGCTCGAAAATGGTGGAGAAAAAATCGCGCTAAACAACTTGAAAAAGCATCCACCCCTATAGATAAGTAAGGTATGGTAGCAATAGATAAAACAACCCTTGAAGATGTACTGCGGAAAGTACGCGACGAGAAACTTTCTCTCCCACAGCTAGAGGCTTTTCGTGATTCGCTGATACATTTTAAGACCGACCTTTTGAAAACTGTCGCTGAATATAAAAAACAGCGTGCCCTTTTTCTCATGCACGACCCTGAAAAATCAGTCGCACTGCGTAAAATGGAATGGGATGCGACACCTATGGGACTTTTGCTTATAGGATTTGAAGCCGACCTACGTGGATTGCCGGATGAGATAGATGCTTTAATGTCACGCATATATTCTGCAATCCGATGAGAAAACATGCACAAGACACCGCAGCGAAAGATAAAAAAGAAATACAACGGCTTGTTCGGGAAATCGTCATCCTCCGAGACGGGGGGTGCGTGCTACGTGGTGTTCGTCTTTGCGGGGGAGAAGTCGGGAAAGCGGTTCTTCAGGCAGATCATCTCATCACAAGGGCAAATAGTGCTACCTTTGCCGATACGAGGCTTATCGTCTGTTTATGTAGACCTTGCCACGGAGGATACAAACAGTGGCATAAAGAAAAATATGATGCGCTTGTCAAAACAGTACTGGACGTGGACACCGTTAAACTCTGGGAAAGGTGCCAAGAAGACTCATGGCGGCCGCAAAAACAGGACTGGAAAATGCATATCGTCCTCCTTAAAAAGGAACTCGAATTGCTAAATAAATCTTAAATGTTACACTAGGACGATGCAAGAAATATGGAGAGACGTGAAAGGCTTCGAAGGCATATACATGGTAAGCAATTTAGGAAAAGTAAAACGACTATATAAGGGTAAAATCAGATTCCCTACCGGCTCACCAAATAAAAACCGTTTTAATTATGTCTATATAAACCTTGAGACTGCCGCAAAGAGAAAAAACGTGCTACTGCATCGACTCGTCGCGCAGCACTTTATTCCGAATCCCAAAAACAAACCCTGCGTCAATCATATAGATTTCAATGTATCTCACAATTTTTCATCGAATCTTGAGTGGTGTACTCATAAAGAGAACATGCAACACACGGTAAGAGCTGGTCGGTCTGCTAAACAACGTGGAGAAAAAGCACCTTGCTCAAAACTAACACTCAAAAAAGTCAGAGCAATTAGAGAAGACTTGGAAGCTGGAATGACATATATGACAATCGCAAGAAAACATGGAACCAATTACTCGAACGTCGCACACATTAAACGTGGAAGTCGTTGGCAATATTCAGTATGAATGAATACTCCCTCCTTAATAACCAGTAATATGGGGACTTATATACTTAAAAAACCAAGATATGAACAGGTGTCCCTTCACGGGAGTAATCAGTAACCTATGACGATATTTGCACTTATCAACATGCTCACGTATATTTCATCCCCCGCGGCGTATACACTGTGTATGAAGCGCTTGATTATGGACGTTCAATTTTTCCTAGAACAAGCAATCCAAAAGTAGCCGCAGATAACTACATACGTCATTATTTTTGGCGTTGTGATTTATCTCACTGTAAAGGCGACTAAGTTTTACATGAAAACTAACGCTCTTCATACAGACTTGCCGGATATGAAATCCACGCTCAATAAAATTCGCATGGGTCTGACTACACTCAATCAAGTGCTCCTCGAAGGAACCATCATCAAGCAGTCCTGCTATTCGAGTGGCAATTCACCACGTACCGTAAATGATCTTGGAAAGAGAGTGCTCGCGCAAAGTGGCGCAAACGATTTGTTGATGGCGCACACAGATACATGGATAAAACAGTTGGAGGAAAAACATCCCGCTACATTGCTTGATCTTGAGAGGCAGGCGTTTCAACTCATTTTGAGCAAGATGAACGATGCAGATTTCGTTCACGTAATATGGGTATGACGGAACTTAAAAAATGTAATCGATGCTTAGACACGAAAGATATCAATAATTTTCCGCCGTTTTTAAATAAAAAAAATAAACATTGGTATAGACGTTCGTATTGCCGCCCGTGCTTGAATAAAATCACCAACGAGCGACGCGCAAAAAATCCTATTAAATATAAACCTATGAAAAACAAAAGAGACAAAGATCGCTATTGGAAAGATATCGAGGTTTCTCGTGCTTATTATAGGGAAGCACACAGAAGATATCGCAAGGCAGAGGTATCCCACCTACCCTAATTAAATCCTACTCCCTAGCCCGTCCTCTCTTTCCTTGGGCGGGACTACTTATTCCCTCCTAGATTTATTTTGTCGCTGACTTTTATCTTTTTCCCTTTCCATTCTTTACGGAAATCTTCGATGAATGAATCCCTTTGTGCGGCTTCGATTGGCTGTAAGTAGCAAAGCGTCATGTGTGGTTTATATCCTGTGAACGTGTTCACGTGCGGTAAAAATTCTAGCCTCTGATGGCCTTCCATGAGTTCGGGAGTTACTTTGAGATGCGCGACAATGCACCAATACTTTTCATCGGCGTATGGGCTTTCAAAAAATCCAATGTCCTCAATTTCAACTTCGTCTAATTTCCATCCGCGCAAAACTTCCGTGATATGTGGTTCAAAGTTTTTCCCCTGTTCAAGCAATCCATAAAGCAAAGTCATGTGTGGAACTTTGTCGGCCACCCAACCGTCAATCCAAAATCTTTCTGCGTTTGGCGACTTGTGTAGTGGAAGTATTTGTTGGTATGAAGTCGCGCCGTCTTGTGCAAGCCAGTGACCAACAGTAAGAGGCTCTAAATCCAACATCACGCATCCTAGAGTATTAAGATTGAGTCCGAGCCACTTGTATACATCGGGAAAATCGTGGGCTTTCATGCCTCCATTATAGCATATTTCACTATCCACAGTTTCTCCCCACCCCACTAGGACTTGATGAAACGGGGGTGAGGTGGTATTATTTTTGCATGAGTCTAGGACACTCGAACATTATTAGTGGCACATCTATCGTCCTAGACGGGTGTGCCTTTAATAATGTTTGAGATATGGCTCAAAAGAGAATGTTCGATAGGGCAATAACTGGCACTGAGAAATTTATAGACATGCCAATGTCGAGCAAGGCTCTTTATTTTCTCCTCGGAATGGAAGCAGACGACGAGGGATTCGTAAGTGCTCGCACAGTAATGCGTGTACACGCAGGAACGGAAGATGATTTGAATATCTTACTCGCAAAAGGATTCTGTATTCGCTTTAAGTCCGGTATTATCGTTATCACACATTGGAAGAAAAATAATTGGCTCGATAATCGAAGAATACGTACAACAGAGTACAAAGAAGAAAAAGCCCTACTATTGACACAGAATGGAGAATATGTGCTTAGCAATGGCTCAGCCAGAATAGAGGAGAATAGAATAGAAAAGAAGAGTTTTGCTTCGCAGGAATCGGGTGCAAATACGCGGCAAGACCACGAACTCAGTGCAGCCGAGGCCTCTTCTCGTGCCGCCGAAATTCGCGCAAAAATCCCGCACCTCATTAATTCAAAGAAAATGTAACCCGATTCCCTTTACCCACACTAAGTAGTAAAGAATATGAAAGGATTTATTAAAGCATGGTGGCACTGTCTATGGAGAATGCCGCCGCATAAGGATTGGAGAAATCATCGAATGTGTTATTTGAGAAATGAGTGGCCGCCTCAGAAAATTACCGCAGGATGGTTTTGCCAATGTTCACCAGAAATACAATCTGCATTCCGAAGTAGTAACCCTGATTATGAGTGAACAGAAAGTCATTGAAGGAGATTGTTTGGAGATAATGCGCGGATTCGCCGACAAGAGCTTTGATTTGGTGCTGACTGACCCGCCGTATGGGATTGGAGAGGCTGCAGGAAAGAATAAGAGCCGTGGGAAACTTGCCATCGCTAAAGACTACGGGAATGAGTCGTGGGATGATGAACCGCCAAGCAAAGAGTATTTTGATGAGATGCGCCGCGTGAGTAAAAACCAGATTATATTTGGCGGCAATTATTTTGCTGATAACCTACCCGCTTCATCATGTTGGCTTGTGTGGGACAAGAATAATGGCGCGAACGACTTTGCTGATTGTGAATTGGCGTGGACAAGTCTTGAAAGAGCGGTACGGCTTTTCAAATACACTTGGAACGGAATGATTCAAGAGGACATGAAACACAAGGAACGCCGCGCACACCCTACCCAAAAGCCCCTAGAATTGATGAAGTGGTGCTTATCACAGGTTCCCGACGCGGTAACAATCCTCGACCCCTTCATGGGAAGCGGCACCACACTAGTCGCCGCAAAATACCTCGGACGAAACGCCACAGGAATAGAAATCTCACCGAAGTACTGTGAAATCGCACGCAATCGGCTTTCTCAAGAAATGCTATTTTAATGCTTCTAAGAGCTAATGAGTACCGGAGTTTTCCCCACATTTTAGAAAGTGCTGTTGACAAGAAATAAATAACCTATAAACTACGGTATATTAAAACTAATTCATTCATGTATGAAAAAGAAAATCGTTGAGATGCTTTTAGAAGAGGCTTCGGGAGGAGAAACAGAGACTCTTAAGTGCCCTTTTGAAGTTGGGGAGAAGTATTTTATCCGCACGGTTACCTACTTCGCTACTGGCAAGGTGAAGCGAATTATCGGTAACTTCCTTGAGCTTGAAACAGCTGCGTGGGTAGCTGATACTGGCCGTTTTCGACAAGCAATTATGGATGGTGTTTTAAACGAAGTAGAGCCAGTAGAAGTGCCTATGTTCATAAACATGGCGTCAATCACTGACGCCTTCGTGTGGAAGAACAAACTTCCGACTGAACAAAAATAGGTATGTTGCTGCGCGATTATTGGAGTAGGAGTAGGAGTGGGAGTGGGAGTGGGAGTGGGAGTGGGAGTAGGAGTAGGAGTGGGAGTGGGAGTTGGAGTTGGAGTAGGAGTAGGAGTAGGAGTTGGAGTTGGAGTTGGAGTTGGAGTTGGAGTAGGAGTGGGAGTAGGAGTAGGAGTTGGAGTGAGAGTTGGAGTAGGAGTAGGAGTTGGAGTATATAAAATTCATCTATGATTAAAGGATACATCGCACTCACATTAAAAGTCGACCTCGATAAAAAGTTGCGCGAACACGCAAAGAAAAACTCCCGTACTCCTCAAGGTCAAATAGCTTACTGGTTGCAGTCAGATAAGAAGAAGTCATGAAAACTCTATCCCTCAGAGACAGACTGATGCGATATATGATGAAAAACCACGATGTGTGGGTGGCGAGCGGCGATTTACAAAGAATCGTTGTCCAAGAAACCGACTACACGCCACGTACCGCTGTTCGTCGTTTAGAGGAATTGGCCGAAGAAGGGAAGTTGCAGGTGGAGTATCGTAAGGGACACGCTTTCTACAAAGTAAACGCAACAACCGTCATTGATAGAAAAGGGGATTTAGCCGCTGCTGCCGAGGCGGTGAGGATTTTCGATATGACTGTATGATTCCCTCATCCTACTTATTGTTCGTCAGAAAGATACGCGGTACGCAATGGTCGAAGCGAATGATTCGCCAGAAATTCCTCAGAGAAGTCGAAAAAGCGGATTACGATAAGAAAGACCAACCACGTATCCTAGATTGGTGCTACTTTCTAAGTACAAAATCTTCTAAATATAAGGCACCTGTCATATGAAACACAAAGTGCGTGGTTTGCTACCTTCAAAGAAAACAGAGGCCTTAAATCGCAAATTCTATGTCTAGTCCAAAACGCAACAGAACCGAACAAGCATACGAAGCAGTGAAGTATTTCGAAGTGGAAGAAATGGTGGAACGTATCGCCCGATTCAAAGGAAAAGTCCGACCATTAGATTATCCTCGCCTCCACAGGTACGCATCGATACTCGCCACCTTAACCGATGATATTCCCCAAGGCCGCGCAGCTATGGGAATTGTATGTTGAGTATGCAAACCGAACAAAACCCCGAACACAAGCACCAGGAGAGAGATTTGAAGCTACACATAGGCACTATCCCAGACAGTCCTGATTTTCGGAGTGGGGTGTTAACTGATTATCAACAATGTTAAATATCGCCGCGTATGATGCAAACAGAAAAGAAATGTCCAAGTTGTCTCGCTGGATTTAGTCGCGAAGATATAAAAGGGAATTGCACATGCAATATCCCACAACACTCACATGAGAGATGGAGAGAGGCGTTCGATAAAATGCTGCCATTGATTGTCGAGGACTACAATAATTTTATCGCTGAAGCAGGTGAGATTGGCGAACTTGATATAGAAGAAATTGTGTCTGAGAGGTTGCTTCCATTCATCGCCAAGACAAGACGAGAAGCAGAACGCGGAAAAGAAGAATTGGTAGATGCCCTTATTTCTATGTATTCTCAATATTGTCCTGATGGACATGATTTCATGAGTGCTGGTGAACAGGCTTCAACCATTCTCGAACTTCAAGGATATGCAAGGTTTGATGACGCTGGTCGTATGCTCAATTCCCGCTCTCAGTTAGATAACACCAAAGAGGTATGAAAGGAAACATCAAATTAACGAAAGGGCAAATACACATTTATTCATTTTGGTGCACTGCATATTGTTTATTAAATTTGTATGCATCAGGGACTTTTCTCGGAGCTGTGATAGAAACAACCATAATGGCAATAGTCAGTCTTGGCAGCCTGTTTTTAATAGAACGATATTTATGAAAAAGAAAATCAAACAGCAAATTGAAGTAGAGATTGCTATTTGTAATATTTGTGGCAAGGAAGTGAATGATAGACAATTCGCCAAAGCAAGAATAAAAATCGTGCGCGGCCTAATGAAAACAACTGGATTTGATGCACACGATGCATGCGTAAATCGCGTTATCAGAGAAGCATTTAAAAAATTCGTATGATCACTCTGAATGAGTGTATAATTATTCATAGAGATTTCACGTTGTTCGTTGACAACAAGAGGAGGAGAACTATGTCAGGTTGGACAAACAAAGTGAAGTGGAGTTCGGAGCAGTGGAAGCAATATCGCAGGAAGAAAGGCATTCCTCCGAAGAGCGATATGCCGACCAACATTCCAGCACACATCACTGCCGCAGGAAGAGAACTCTGCGCCATGATTATGTGCCCGCGCCTTGATTGGCCTGATAATCTTTTCGAAGATATTAAGGCCGACTCAGCCGTGCAGACATTCAGACCGAAAGTGGCAGCACCAAACCTCTGCCACTACAAGGACTGTATGAAACTGCACAACAACTGTGTGTCAGCCACAAAAACAGTGAATGGCACGCACCATGTCCGCTGGTTCTGTTGCGGTGAACATCAACGCAAATGGTATGCAAAAGGGAGTCAACTGTAATGCCACGCACACAAGCAACACTCTGCGCCGCCGATAACTGCGACAAGCCGCTTGAAACGGGCCCTGGCGCAACGACATATCGATTGCCAGAGGAAGCAAACTTCAATCCGCGGCCGCTGTACCACTCCGCTCCGTGCTGCGCGTATACGCGCGTGAAGTACTACACGATGAACACGGTCAAAGTGAATGGCCGCCATCTATGGGAGACAACACATGACACCATGGGAAAATCCTGATTCGTACGAGCCAGAGGAGCGACCCGCGCTCGACGGCGTGCGTGAACTCTCTGGATGGGTAATTGCGCTGGCGATTGTTACTGCGCTGCTCATCTACGGAGTTATCGCCGTTGTTCGCTTCTCGTAAGTTCTTTAATACAAAAATGCGCCGACCTTGTGCTATAACTGCGACCGTCCCTTGAAGGCTGTCGCAGTTTGTTTGTGGTATACTTGAGGCTTAATAGCTTGTACTTTCTGTTGGCGGTACTTACAAGCGCCGCCAGTAGAGAGATTTATGTGTGAAAGATATACCAGGGTTTGAAGGACTTTATGCAATTACAGAGGATGGAAGAGTTTGGAGTTATCCGAAATCGTGGATAACAGGACGGGAAAATCATTCCTTGTCTCATAAGGGGTTTTTTAAAAAAGCGCGATTAGATGGTAGAGGATATTACTGTATCGAATTGTCGAAAAATAAAAAAGTTTCCCCACATAAAATACACCGATTGATTGCAAAAACGTATATCGCAAATCCCAAAAATTATCCCCTCGTTAATCATAAAAATCACATCCGGAATGACAATCGAATTGAAAATCTTGAATGGTGTACCTATTCACAAAACAATCTATTTTATAGAAACCATTACCTCAAACTAGCCGTAAAATTACTAGAAGATTTCTTATGTGAGAGTTGTAAATTAAAGACCCATGATATATAGCAAAATGGCCAGCATGCGATTAGGCGTGCCGACGCATTTTGCTTAGAAAATTTTTCAATACTTAGTGGCCAATCATTCCGAGTACTTGTCCATTTGAGTTTGTTGCGAAATTTTTACTCAAATACGCAATTCCCGCCACGAATCCCATTTGAATAAGCTGATGCCAATCGAGCGCACCAAATGAAAATCCAGGCGCTTGCATGACTTGCAGGAGTCCAGTGAGAATCGCGGCGAACACTGCCACGCAAAGCCCTTTTACGAAATCATTTGAATTTAATCGCCAGAGAGCACTATAAATTTGTTGCATATTATTTTATGTTAATTGACTAAAAATTTCCGATGTCCTCTCTGAATATCGACCAAATAGTCTTTGAGAGGCATTTTTGCGCGTTCAAGTTTCTGTGCATGAGCATAGCAATACGTAACATTATCGATGTATTTCACATTTGAATGAGATTCAAAACAGGATGGATAGTGACATTTTATTCCTATCATACCTTTCCAAGCCATTGCATATAAGCTGGCGGTTCCCCGTCGTAGCTATTAAAACTTGACCATGGATTGAGATTGCCCGTTGCTTTGTAGTATCGAGCCATGACGCGAATACACTTTTCTGGACTTGAAAGTACTTCCTCTTCAGAAGAAAAAGTGGCACCTTGTCCTATCCAAAATGGTACGCCATGCCGATTTTTTCCATTGTTGAACTGTGCAATGCCAAAATCTTGGGTGCCGTCGGTATTGAGTTTTCCCTTAGCGAGAGGATAAAAATCACTCTCTTGACGCACGCATGCAGTGAGGACATTTTTTTGTCCAAACTCTAACAATTCTTCATCACAAATGACGCGTACATTGTGTCTATTCGCTTGGCTTCCTACAATGTTCTCCCATGGCAAAAGGGTATCAACTATCGAAGGCGGCGTTTGCGACGATTCTAGAGGCTGTTTTGAGGCGTCAGAAGGCATAGGAAGTGGATCATTACGATGATAGTAGTCATATTCTACGGTATCTAGGAATTTATTCAATGCATCGAGGAATTTCATATTATTTCGTAGAGAGCAAGGGCAATATTTGGGGAATTCTCTTTGGATACTGCAGAGCGATCTTAACAAGATTGAACCATCGCCAGCCTGGTGTGAAGCCCCATGCACCAATTTCCGTCAAATCGTAATTTGCTTCTGTGAGATAGGCATACCCGCCAAGACCATACGTTGCACCGCAATACGGTTTAATAAGAAGGCCGATGCCATCATTCCATACACCAACATTGTGGTAGGAAAAATCACCTGAAATAGCTGGCAATGTGCCATCCTGATTCGGTATGAGAAAACTTCGGTAGAATTTCATCGCAAGCGATACGCCTTGTTTATATGTTCTTACATAATCGACAATTTCCTGATATGAACCAAGATACATAATACCATTCTGCGTACCGATTTTTGCTTGCTGGAATTGCTGTGGTGTGTAGTTTGCAATGTTTACTCGTTCAAGCTGACTCATGGTGAGCTGCTGTGGCGTATCATCAATAAGAGGAAGTGCGCCAAATGCGACAGCTGCGGCCATTGCAGCATACGGGTCTTCTCCTATCGTCGTGGGAAGCAAATCGCCCATCCACAAGCCGAGCGCATAACTAAAAGAAAGGTCGCACTGCTGCCCGATTATATTTCCAACAATATCGCTTACCGTAAAACCAACACATTGCCCGTTACATCCTGATGTAAGTTCATCAGGCATATATTTGATTTTATCTAACGGTGCGATATCGGTCATAATCGTCCTGCCTGAATAAGTGCAAAAATAAGAGGCAGAACAAGAATAGCTAATATGCCAAGTCCTCCGATGGCGAGATATACCATTTTTTCAAGCCATCGCACTCGGCCATTCGTCTTTGTCGTTTGCACTACGACTTCGCTAATTTTTACCATGACATCATCGTGTTTTTCACGAATAAGAATATCAAGATTTTTGAATTTCTCATCAAGTTCCCTTTTTGAATATTCTACTTCTGGCATAGTGTGATGAAATGGCTATGAAGTCGGCATCGGAGCTGGCTGGACGGGAATAAGCGCGGTGAGTTTATCGAGCTGCGCTTGCTGTTCGACAGTCTTGGCAGGTACTGCTATTGCTCCAAGCGCGAGCGTTTGGAATGCCAAATCGCGTACTTGAAGTTCTTGAATGCGTCCAGCTACGAAGCTTGCCACATGGTCGGGCGTCAAGTCATTTCCTGGCACATCTTCCGTATGAATTTCCCCCGTGTCGCTATTCTTGATTGTCACTGTTGCGACCACATTGAAGTCGCCTGTTCCCTTTGCTATTTTATCGAGTGTTGCTGAGTACATACCTAGTTAATTTTAACTACCGCATTGATAAAAGTCGCGGCATTGATGGCGAGTTTTGGCGGCTTATTCGCTGTTGCTGCGGGCTTGAAGGATGCAATGACTGCCGTTTCGTCATTGGCAGTCCCAGTCCATGAGAAAGTAGGATTTGTCGCAACTGCCGAGCCTTGAATGAAATAAGAAAAGGCTCCGCCAAAAGATACTGAACCAACCATCGTGCTGGAATCAGTTGTGGTGTAGTTGCCGTCTCCATTCACGGGTAAAGCGCCGTTCGTACCGCTATACATACCGCCCAAAGCAGTCACAAGATAACCGGCGCCCGAGGGGGTAATCGACCCTGGATTGACTGACGTACCGCCAACCGTATTAAGAAACCCATTCTGCACATCAAAAGGCGAAGATGCAGAACCTGAGAAGCCTTCCACATACACATCAGCGTTCACGTTCCCAGGAGTGAACGTCATCGTTGAGCTGACTGTAGGGTTCTGTTTGTAGAAAAGCTGAGTTCGCTCGATGGTGCTGTTTCCTAAAGCTTGTTGAGTAAGAGCGGTATAGGTATTTCCTAAACTGTCTGAAATCGAAGTAGTTACATTCCCCGAATAGGAGACTTGACCCACGACAATGAGGTCTACTCCGGTGAAGTTGAGCGAGGGAGTAGCAGCCCCTTGTAATCCCTTACCATGTGCGCCTGTGACGAATGCGAGAGACGCGTAGGCTTGAAATGGGGAAGCGAGGAGAAGGAATGCGGCGATGACAATGAGTAGTCGTTTCATATGTTATGGCGTGCAGGCTCCCGCGACAATGACAAAGGCCGTTCCTACTAACATCACGCACGTTCTCGTTCCGGCCGAGTTGTAGCCATCGAATTGAATCTTTCCCATCATCACGGTCGAGGTGCCGTTGGTTGAAGGCTGTGTGCCGAGATTGAGAATACCGGCGCTGGTTGTCGTTCCAACAGCGAGAGATGGTGTGGAATTTCCATTGATTTGAAGCGCGGTGACAGACGACGTGGCGAGTGCGGTCGAGGTGGCTAGAAAAAGATTGCCGCCAGAATTGCGGAACGTCCAGAGATTGTCAGCGGCGGTGTTGTCCGATAGCGCAAGTTGCGGCACGGTCGAGCTGCCCACGGTGAAGGACGCAAACGCGGCTGTTGTCGTGGCGAGAGAGAGATGTGTGCC